TATCATTACCTATGGACTGACTATTCAGGACATATTAAAGGACCCTGACATTACAGTTGGAATCTTCAGTTATAATAGACCTACAGCAAAGACATTTCTGTGGCAGATCAAGAGAGAGTTTGAATCAAACGAAGCCCTGAAGTCCCTATTCCCTGATATCCTCTACAGTAATCCTAATGGTGAGGCGGCAAAGTGGTCAATGGACGAGGGGATTATCGTCAAGAGATCATCTAATCCAAAGGAATCAACAGTAGAGGCATGGGGATTAGTAGATGGACAGCCTACAGGAAGACACTTCAGGTTGCTGGTCTATGATGATGTGGTCACTCTTGATTCCGTCTCTACTCCTGAAATGTGCCAGAAGACCACAAGAGCCTGGGAGATGTCCAGGAACCTTGGAGCCGAAGGAGGGAAAACAAGATATATAGGTACACGATACAGCTATAATGACTCCTATGGAGAAATGATGAGACGAGGGGTTGTAGTACCTAGAATATATCCTGTAATAGACAAAGACAATAATCCTGTTCTATTATCAGCAGAGAGAATAGCACAGAAAAGAAAAGAGTTCGGGCCATATGTATTTTCTAGTCAGATGCTTCAAAATCCAGTGGCGGATGAGGCACAGAATTTCAAGGAAGAATGGATCAAGACATGGGATGTAAACAATACCAACAATCTTAAAATCTATATTATTATAGATCCTGCGTCTAAAAAGAAAAAGAATTCTGACTATACAGCAATGTTCGTAATAGGGCTTGGTCTGGATAGAAATTATTATGTAATAGACATGATTAGGGACAGACTCAATCTTACAGAGAGAACACAAACGGTCTTTTGGCTGCATAAGATGTATCGTCCAGTTGCCATTGGTTATGAAGAATATGGGATGCAGTCCGACATAGAACATATCAAATATGTAATGGAACAGGAGAATTACAGGTTTCCGATCTATCCTTTAGGTGGGAATGTTGCCAAGGAAGACAGAATCAGGGCATTGGTTCCTGTATTTGAACAAGGAAGGTTATATCTGCCAAATGTATGTATAAGAACGAACTCTAGCAAAAAAAACTATTGACTTAACAAAAGTTTTTATTGAAGAAGAATATAAGACTTTTCCAGTAGGGGCACATGACGATATGTTGGATGCTTTAGCAAGAATCTTAGATCATGGAAAAAAGGGAATCTTTGCTACATTTCCAGTGGAAGAAGAAGTCTATGAAAAAAAACGTATGCCTTCAGTAAATGAAATCGCACATATGGAGATTAAAAAGATATGGGAAGACCTATCATTAGAAGGGGCAATGTATGATTATTGAGATAATGTCTGTTGTAGGGTTGTTCGGTATTATATTTATTCAGTTTGCAGTTATTGTCTATCTTCTGAAGAAGAAGGACGAGGTGGAACGTGATCTGTTAAATCGAATAATGACCAGAAACTACGAAACCTATGTACAGGCAGAGAGTATTCTGAAGGAAAGACCACTAACAGATGAAGAAATTTATGAACAACAGATTGAGCGTGGTATCCCAGTATGAATAAAGACATCTTTAAGGACAAAGACAGTCTTAAAATGGCAATAGATGGATTCTTTGATGACCGAATGGACGTCTCAAGATCTATGATGGAACAGGTTATTGCCAGAAATATCCTATATTATATAGGAGAACAGTATCTTGAGTACCTTCCTACGAATGGACAGTTCCGAAGAAGGGCTGAAAATATCTTTGTTCCTACTCCTGTATCCAATGAGATCAGAGAATACGTAAGATCTATCGTCTCATTGTTGATGAATCAGAAGATGGTTCCAAGAGTGTGGCCGAACACTGACGAAAAGGAAGACATCCAGGCGGCAGATGCAGGACAGATGCTTCTTGTAAGCCTTGACCAACAGAACGAAGGAAGGTTTTTCGATGAGAAAGAAAAATTAATCATTCAAATGTGTCTATCCGGTACTGCATTTATGAGAGTATATGCAGATTTCAACAGTGGAATATGGCTTCCCACTGGAAGTAAGACAGGAGAAGTCGCATCAGAGTGTATTATCCCATTTAATGTTCGGCTTGATATTCTTGGCGATGTCCTTGAAAACAAAGATGGGTTGGAATCCAATCTCTTAAAGACAAGGAACTGGTAGAAGATACATTTAAAGTCAAAATAGAATCAAATGATAAGGACAGATCAGAAATAGACTACCAAAGATATCTTAGTAAACTGGTATCTAACGTAAGTCCGTTTAAAGGAAGACCAATAGTCGTAGGTACAGATACAGATGATGATCTTATCCTATTTAGAGAGGTTGAATTTGCTCCGTCAAAGATCAATCCTGAGGGTTTGTATGTTGTATGCGCAGGCGGAAAGGTAATTTACACAGAAAAGAGGCTGCCGATACTTTCTGCTAATGGAGAATGGTCTTATTCTCTGACAGACTTCCATTATAATAGGGTTCCTGGTAGATTTTGGAGCGATCCAGCAGTTAATGACCTCATTTCCATGCAGAACACCATCAATGAAATAGATCAATCTCTGGCTATCAACAGAAAAGGAATGGGAAGACCCAAGATCCTGACTGCCGGAGATGTTGGTCTGAAGAAAATTGGAATTGGTGGGCATGGATTTATTGCTCTTTCCTATAATCCAATTATGGGGCAGAAACCTGACTTCAAAGAAGGTATTGCCTTGCCTCCACAGGTCTTAGAAGAAAGAAAATTCCAGAAACAACAGCTTCAGGATTCAGCAGGAGACCCTAAAAACGTATTAAGAGGGCAACAGCCATCTGCAAATGCCTCCGGTGTACTTACTGAGGGACTACGGGAGACAGCAGAACGAGGAAAGTATCCTGATATTGAAAGATTCAATAGGGCATTATCAAGAGTCTATAAGAAAAGACTTCTTGTTGCTAAAGACATAATGACTGAAGAAAGAATCATAAAGATTGTTGGCAGGGGAAACAAGATTAAGGTTTCAAAGTTCAAGGCATCTGACCTTAAAGGGAATACCGATGTCAGACTTGAGTTGGATTCTGGATTAATTACTACTAAGACAGGGCAGGCCCAGATGTTCTTACAGATGGTACAGAATGGATTCTTCGATGAAGGAAAGATCAGTCCATTAGTAAGACAGGAAATTCTTCAAAGAATGGGAATGTCCACTTTTACCGATGAAATCAATAACGATGTAGAGAGGGCAGAGAATGAGAATGTTTCAGTTGCGTCTGGTGAAGTAAAGGTAATGTTGGCAGAGCCAAATCCAGAAACCGGAGAAGATGAAGTTGTCAATCTTGATCCATTGTTTAAGTATGATGACCATCAGGCTCATTTTGAAACCCACAGAAGGTTTATCATATCTTCTGAATTCGCAGAACTTCCTTGGCAATACCAGAAAATCATGATTTCTCATACAGATCTTCATCAAAAGATGATCTCTGACAAGCCTGTAGATATCAGAGAATACGTACAGATCGACAAGATACTGCTTCCTGGAATACTCAAAGAGTCTGAAAGAAATCAGGTGATAGACAGATACCTTGGTATTCAACCTGGTGATGAGGCAGTCGTTGGCATTCCAAGTGCCGATGTTGTCCTGAAAACAAAACAGAGAAGTGCGGCTGATGATAACAAATTACTTCAGAAGCAGAACGAATTAAGATCAAATATTATGATGAAGGGTATGGACAATGCCATACAGAATCGTAAAAGTGAAGGGCGGGGAGAAGGTGGCCAGCCCAAAAAGAAAGTTTAGCAAGAAACCCTTAACCCATCGTCAGGCCGTAGCACAGTTACGGGCGATATTGGTTAATACTAAAGGGAAATAAAGGAGAAGTTATGACTAAAGAAAGCGAAGAATCAGGGTCGCAACCTGAAGTAAATGAAGAAGTAAAAGATGAAAAGCCGGAGTCATCACCGGAAAAAGACGTAAAGACGGATTCGTCACCCGATCAACCGTGGCATAAAGATCCAAGATTCAAGAATGACCTTGGACTCTTAAAGGCCGTAAAGAGTCTTATCGAGAAGAACGATCTGGAATCTGTAGATGAGTTGATTGAACTTGCCGAAAGCGGAAAGAAGGTAAAGGGGAAAGACATTGACCTTGACCGTCTGGACGAAATAGCAGCAAAAGCCAAGAAACTCGAAAAGTACGAAGCTTACTGGAAGGAACAGGAGGAACGTAAACTTAGATCAACAGAAATACCAGAGGAGACTATCGCAAGACTCGAAGATCAGTTAAGAAAAAAGGAAGCTCTTGAAAGACGAAAAGAGGAAGAATATCGCCAGAAAGAGTCTGCCAAATCTGCACTCCGTAACTATGATAGGGAAGTGCAGTCACTCATTAAAGAGATGGAGATCCCAAAAGAACAACAGGCGTTTGTGGTTGAGTTCTTTGGAGTTGGTAATCCCTTTAATGATATTGATATTACAGATAGAAGGGCAATCAAAAAGCTTGTATTGGATGGCATGAAGAAGAAAGAAGCATACGACCAGGCAGTCATTCAGTCTTACATTAAAAGTAAGGACCTGATACCAAAAGTAACTCCTACTTCAGCAGCCGCTCCTTCTCAACCTACAGAGAAAATCAAGCTTGATGATGGTAGTGCCAGAAGATTATTCAAAGAACAGATGAAGAAACTTTTAGGAGGATAAAATGTCAGGATACGCTGATTTAACCAATTTAACTGAGGTATTGAAAAATGTTTACGGAGAGGGGCTGTCGAATCAATTTGCTGATGAGAAGACAACCTATAATATGTTTCCTAAATCAGACAGGAAACCTGGTGGAAAGGGTTATGTTTTCGGGGTTCGGTATGCAAGAGCACAGGGAACTGGTGGTCGTGCAGAGTCTTCCATTCTGCCGGATCCGTTGACCGGCATCAAGGACCAGGGGACCATTTCGCCTCGGTATCTGTATGGTTCTATTAGGATCACTGGGCCGGCTATTGAAGCAGCCAAAGGAAATACGATGGCGTTTGTGGATTCACTGTCTGATGAAATCGAGGACATCTATCAGTCTATTGTTGTAGACCTGAATAGAATGTCTCATTGGGATGGATTTGGTCAGCTAGGAAGACTGTCTGCTGCGGCTACGGTCCCTGCGAATACATGGGCTGGAACCTTCAACAATGATCTTGGTATCAAATACATGATGGAAGGTCAGTTGGTTGACTTCTATGCCTCTGCCGGCGATACCGTTCCTGGATCCAGTGGCTCCGCTGTATTTGGACAGAGAATCAAATCCATTGATCCTTCCACCAATGTTGTTATCTTCGAGACCAATGCAACTACCTACAAGGTCAACCATCCTACGTTGGCGACCTTGACCAATGGCGTTGCTTCTACTATGCCATCTGGATGTATTGCAGTAAAACTTGGGGCAAGAGACTTGTCTTGGGCTTCTACGGATACTCCTGTTGAGCTTACTGGTCTTGATGGTATCTTTGATAACGGAACCAATCTTGCCGTCTTTGAGGGCGTCACGGTTGCAGATAATCCGAAATGGGCAGCCAATGTGATGTCCAATAGTTCCGTTAATAGGGAGCTGTCTCTGGATCTCATGCTTAATGCAGTTGATCTTACGAGGACCAGAAGTGGCATGAACGTAAGTAAGATGCTAATGGGATTGGGACAGCGTAGAAAGTACGCCAATCTCCTGCTTCCAGATGTACGTTATGCTCCTACGGTATTGAAGGGTGGTTATGAAACCCTTACCTTTAACGCAGGGGATGGTTCTATTGAGATTATCGTTGATCCTTTGTGCCAGCCGAACAGGATCTACTTCTTCCCTGATGGTATCATCAAGAAGTACGAGTTGACTCCTCTTGGATGGGGCAATCTGGACGGAAGCCAGTTGCATCAGAGGGCATCATACGATGAGTGGGATGCGTTTCTCAGAATCTACACTCAGTTGGGAGTCGAAACCCGAAACTGCCTGACTGTGTTGAAAGACCTTGTTGAGCCGTCTCTATATTAATCGTTAACCAAGGGGGAGTGAAAGCTCCCCCATTTACCTAGTGAAAACTAGAGGAGGAA